ATGACTGCCGTATAAAATTTACATCTTTATCAAGCAAATAATGGTATTCGTCATCACCATCGATCACAGCTAATGAAAAAACAGATAAGAAATCACTTGGAGCCGCTAAGTATTTATTCCCAGTCGATAAGGTACCTGTCACATTCTTACGCAATGCTGGTAACTGCACTATGTTATAGATACGTTGCTCAGCGTTTTTTACAAATGTGGCAAGCTCATCGGCTGTGAATACGTTTTCAGTATAATCCTGAATAGCTGCAGTGAGTTCCGTATAATTCATTAACCCATTTTCCCACTAGTTTTACGACCTTTGATGGCAGCTCCATACCCACGCATCTCCCCAACACCACAAGGATTTTCTGGAGGGTACTTACCTTTGCTGATGCCGCCCACTGATATGTTCATCTCATTCATACATTCAGCGCCTGTACCATACTTTGAATAGGTTTCTACATTAGTAGTTTTACCTTCCATCGTATGCGGCTGAGCGTATTCGGTTGCTGGTTTGCTGTTCTTAGCCATTATTTACCCCTTGAAGTCCCACGTTGGTTCATAGCACGCGCCATGTTACGTCCGTATTTTTTCATAGCTTCAGACGTCACGCCACCCTTTTTCATACCGTGCATACGGGATTCGTGCGCCTTAACTTCTTCTTTAGCAATTTTTTTCATCGTATCGTTAGCCATGTTTATCTCCTAAATTATTGATATTACCACATCACCTACATAGGTTTTAGCCACAAGATCATTTGGTGTCAACCCAGCATCATTAGCCCTGGATCCTCCAACTGGTGCCCACCCCCACTGAAATATTCGACTACCTTCTTCAGGAAACCCAAACCCAAGAGGTGATGTGCTATTTGTTACTAAATCTTGTAAACCTGATTGACCTGATTGTACATAACTAACGTCTGGTCTTGGTTCTCTAACTGCTTGTGGATCATTTACAGGATACATACCAATCATCAACTGTGGATGATCTGGATCCCAACATGTCTTACATACCTTAACGCGATAAGGTTTAGTCTTAAGTGTTTGTGTGCGAAGCTCTTTAAGCTTATACCTTTGCCCGCACCTATCACATTCGGCAATCGCATACTTACCAGACGCAAATCTGTTAGGCATATGTTACCCGTAATAAAACATATTCCGTGGCACAATCCGCAGTGGGGACGTATCCCGATCTTCTTCTGCCGCTAACTGCCACTGTTCTTCGTATTCTTGTTTAAGGAACGCTATCCTATTAGTATCTACTTCAGGTAATTTAACACTTAAATAATAGGCAAGACCTGCTACTAAGGCGGGTAATAATCTAAATGGTATGTCCTGCTCGTATGTGCCATTAGAGCCAGCGTCTTGAAGGCGCTTCATTCTCCAATACACAAACAAGTATTGATTCCCTGGAGGGTTTGGAGTAGGCCAAATATTGATACAAGGTAAGTTTTGCACAGTGACGTATGTCGTTGGTCCTGCTGTATGTGAGGCCGCCGAAGTACCGTTTTGCCCACGAGCGCAATTCAACAACGTGTTATTAGCTACGTCTACGTTAGGATAACTAATAGTCTCTGAGCCAATCTTTATGAACCCAGCCGCAGGTAGATTTGTTACTGAAGTTAGAGCTATAGTTGTCTCAGTCAAACCAATACTTGTGTCTAACGTAACAGTGGTTGTGTATTCTTTACCTGTTTGACGATTAAACCACATTTGGATTGGCCGCCCTTGGGTGAGCTTATTAGGAATAGTTGAGTAGGTAGGCTCTGCGATTCTACTAATATTTATGTCGGTTTGATTAGTAGTACCGTTATTCTGGCGAACAACATGATCTAATAAATCAATAGTATCCGACGCTATAGGATATATTGCCTGCCCAGTCACCAACGGTATGACACCTTGCTCTACCGTCCATAAGTTCAACCCTCGATTAGCCCATTCAATGGTTAACAGGTTAAGACTTCTTCTAGCCGTACGCCAATCATAGCCACTACGCAACTCTTTACCGCAACGCTCAAAACTTTCTTCAATCAAGCTATTGAGGTCTAGATTAAAGCTTGTAGCACCAGATGTACTCATTTTTTAACTTTTCCGCCTCGTTTGTACATAGTAACCTTATTAGGATTATCCTTACGGGTAATCTTTTTAGGCTTTGGCATTTTGGATGGGCTTATAGCCCCCATACCTCTACTAGCTAGCACTTGCCGCCTTTTTTCATGGTGACTTGTTTAGCTCTTGTTTTACCTTTAGAAGCCACACCGTCAGCCGATTTGTGTCCAGCAGCTAAACCACCAGCAGCCATTTTTTTAGTTACTCCACCTTTTCTCATAACAGCAGATGTAATTGGAGGTGCTTTTCTTTGTGCAGCCGCAGGAAGGGGTTTTCTTGCCGCTACAGGAAGTGGCTTTTTCTCTTCCATTTCTCTTTGCTCATGCTTAATCATAGCTTTAGGAGCGCCTTTTCCTTTCATAAAAGCCACTTCTCTTTGCATCATTCCTTTAGGTTCTTTCATTTCTCCACCTTCCTTTTTAGAAAATTCACGGCCTACACTCTGTGGTACACCCACTTTTTTAGCAAAATCTTTGCTATGGGCAACCGCTCTCATAAACTTTTCCTGCTTCTTTGATGTGGCAGGCATTACACAAACCGCCCTCTAGTCTTACCTTTTTGCGCTATACCGTCAGCCCTACGAGATGCTGAAGAGCTAACTGAACCGCCTTTAGCATACTTCTTAGTTTTTACCTTACCGCCTTTTTTCATGTTATACGGGTTTTGATTATATGGGTTTTGAGCGTATGGGTTTATCGCTTGTTGCCCAATCATCGACCCAATTGAGTCGCGCATCCATGAGGGTACTGTTGATACGCTACTACCAGTAGTAGTACGTGGAGGTAAGGCTACTGGTGGCTGCGGTTGTACTTGCGGTTGTGGTCTTGCAGGCATTGGTCTTCCAATTATTGGCTTTCCAGGCGTTCTACCCCTTAAAACTGAAGGTATCTCCTGTGCTGAGCCAATCCCACCAAACGCCATTTTTTTAACTTTTTTCATGATAATTAACCCTTATAGGAACCACTCAGTTTATCTAATTTAGCTTCTAATCTTAAGAACCCATCATCAAAATGTTCTCTAAGAGCGTCAATATCCGACTTAACCTCAGCGCGTGTTATATGCTCTCTGGCAACTTCTTCTCTAGTCCTATTTAATAGGATACTAATTCTTTGAAGCTCCTCAAATTTTTCTTTAAGCATAAAACCTAGTATCCCCACAAAAATTGTTAGGGCTATATTCCAATACAATATATCCATATGGCCCACTCCCTAACATTTCCATCGCTTACGCGCCTGACGTAGCCTGCTATTAGGATCGTTTGCTGCTTCTGGAAACTGTTTCATTTGTCCCGCACTCCTTGCACAAAATGACTTTCTTCTTTTTGCTCGTGCCTCGCTCGGATTACTTTCTGTTACAGCGGTCTTTAGCTTGGAACCGGGATTGGCCCGACGATAGGCTGCAACACCTTTTTGCGTCATGCCAGCACCTTGTTTAGTCGGACGGAAATTGCCCGACTTAACAGATGTTTTTATCCCCATTCCTTTAGCCATACTTAAGCTTTAACCGCGCCATATAAAGCTAAAATCGCCCAACCTGTTCCAATAAATTGCAGAGTTGCGCTATCACCAATAGCATTAAAAGTGATCGTGGCGTAACCAACACGGTTTGCTGGAGTCAATACACCCGTGTCACCACCCGCTGCTTCTCCTGTGTACACAATGGTCTTAATTTGACCCGCCGCACCATCAGCCAACGTCAGTGCATCACCTGTACCTGTTGAAACAAACGCCGTGGTAGTGGTTGTTATACTGACCGCGCCCGCGCCTGTACGTGTGTCAGGAGTCGTAATTACTGCGCCGCCGATAGTTTGATTTCCCGTAAACGAATTAGCCGCATCAGTACGAGCAATAGTTGCGCTAGTACCGGGGAATGTCATCGTTGTGCTATCAGTACCAGCAAAAGTAATACTGTTATTTACCGTTGCGGTTTTGCCGTCAGCAATAGTTAACGTAGACCCGGTGTTAGGGGCCGTAATTGCAACCTTATTGACTGTTGTAGCTGTCGCTACTCCTAACGTTGGGGTAACAAATGTTGGGCTAGTCGTTAACGATATAGCACCAGAGCCATTTACGTTCTGACTTAAAGCCGTCGCTACACCTGTACCAAATGCTGTGATACCGGTGCCGCCTCTTGCCACGCTCAACGTACCCGTTGTACCATTTACAATCGGTAAACCAGTACAGTTAGTTAACGTGCCAGAGTCCGGTGTGCCTAACTGAGGGGTAGTCAGTGTTGGATTTGCTAGGGTACGATCTGTAAACAGATCATCTACCGTAGTTTGGGACGTTACATTGTCCTGAACCACAACCGCCAGAGCTGTACCATCAATTGCTACTTCTGCAGGCAGTTGGGAGATTTTTGCATTAGCCATTTAATTCTCCTAAAAATTATCGTCCGGGCATACCCGCTTGCAGTACAGTCATAGTCACTGTGCCACCATTAGCAAGGGTATTGAGCCGAACTGCTGAAACTGGGAAATCAATATAGTGAGTAAAATTTTCATCCCCAGTAAGAAGGTAATACCCATCTTCTTGCAAAATAGCGTCGCCATTTTCCTGCAATAAGAAGCCCTCGTCAGCCAAAGATGCCTTACTAATATACCAAGTCGGTGTAATCGCTGGGTCCAGCACATTATCGTAGGTGTGCTGAATCGTAACTTCTGACCCAGACGACATTTGAACCCCCATACTTACCTGGAAAGGCGCAATATAAGGGTCTAATACGACTGGGGCACTTGTTCCGATTGTGGTTGTTGAAACGACTATTTGGCGCATTTTCGCCTCCTATTAGACGTTTTGTTGGCCAGCCAGCGGATCTTTAACGAAGTAAGTGATATAGCCACTAACTGCACCCGTTCCATCAGAGTTCTTAACTGCCGTTACATACGACATTTCCGTAAGAGCATCGCCAATTACAACAGTACCTACGCTAGTCGTACCAGCAGCGATACTTAGATTATCAGCTAAAGAATTAGTATCAGCAGTGGCAGTGGTGTATCCAATAGTGCCCAGATCGACGTGACCTGTGCTATCGGTAGCCCCAGGGATCGACACTGATAAAACCACAGCACCGTACGGGAGAATTAAATTAGCTGCGCCTGCAGCAGAAGAAACTTTTACTTTAGCGGCGGAAGTAACAGATGCGTCAGCAATATAAAACTGAGCAGCCATTACACCAGAGCCACAATAAGCGGTGCGCGTTGTATCGCCGCCGCCTGAACGCCAAATACTTTGGGTAGTTGAGAGAGCCATGTTATCCTCGTGTAGTAGCACGTCACCTTGAAATCTCTACTAAGTCTGCTGGGTCAGTTTTCAAGGTTTTATATTCCCAGACCTATCTTGTTTTTTACTCTTATTTATGTGTAGTGTCAAGGACTTTTAAAAACAAAGGGAGCCGAAGC